CTTCTGCTAACATCCGTAAGGCTGTTGCTAAGTTGCGTTCAGGTCTGTCAGTTCCTCGTAAGGGTTCAATGTACTGGGCAGGTATTCACCCAGAAATTTCACACGATCTTCGTGCTGAGACTGGTGCTGGTGGATGGCGCTTGCCTCACGAGTACAACTCAAATGAAAACATTTGGGCTGGAGAAATTGGTTCATATGAAGGAGCCTACTTCGTAGAGTCTGCTCGTATGTTCAATGATACTGACGGTGCTTCAAGCGCCAAGGTATACCGTACAATTCTTTGTGGTAAGGAAGCATTGGCTGAAGCCGTTGCTGAAGAGCCACATGTAGTTATCGGTCCAGTTATTGACCACTTGATGCGTTTCCGCCCAATGGGCTGGTACGGCGTTCTAGGCTTTAAGCGTTATCGCGAAGCAGCCTTGTATCGTATTCTAAATGGTTCATCAGTCGCTTAGTTGATTGACTGGGGGGCAGGAGAAATCCTGCCTCTTAGTAAGTTCACTAAGGAGAACAATGGCAACGTACACACTCGTAACACCAACCCTTGAACAAGGCCCTATTGGTGGACATCGTTTACACACACACTTTAAGCAACGCACAAAAAGTTACACTATCATTTTAGACGGTGGTGTTTACTCACTTATACAATTTCCATCTGAAGATGAGTTAGTAACTTATACTGCTTACTATATGGGTGGATGCAATCATAAGGGAATTACTGAGGCTATCAGAACAGCAATGATTGCTGATGGTATTGTAACTTCGGCTAATTTTACAACAGAGTAGGGACAAATGCACCGACATATTAGTAAGGTAATTGAATGGGGTTTTACCCCTGAACATAATTTTATGGCTTCTCAATACGGTTGTGTTTTATGTGATGAGACTTCTGAAAAACCATTTGAGTATGAAGAAGTTTCTATTGACCATAATGACTGCGATATTGATTGCTTTGGTTGCAAAGCCAAGAACCTTCAGTTAAATGCAGGTGATGCTAGAGGTGATGTAAACGCCAGCGGCACCACACAGAAGAAGTGGAACTCTGAACTCGAAGCATATCGTAGTGCTAGATCACAGGGTATCCAGCCTAACGGTACCAAAAGAAAACAAGTAGAAGCAGCACACGATGCATCTGAAAAATTAGGTGCAGCGTATGATGGCGGTACAATGGTACAAGCACAAAAGATAGACAAACCAACAGCCACAGTAATGAGAGAACTCAAGGAAGCGGGAATACAATAATGCCTCAAGTCGGAAAAAAATCATTTCCATACACAGCAGCAGGTATGCGTGCAGCAAAAAAAGCAGTTAAGAAGACTGGTAAGAAAATGGTAGTTAAGAAAATGGGCAAGAAGAAGTAACTAACAAGGGTGGGGACAATGGCTAAACAAAAGAAAGAAACCTTAGCAGTCGCTTGGTGCGACAATGGTATGGTAGATGGCAAGTTTATGGAAGGTGTTGTAGATACCCTTATAAACTCAGGTGTAGAGTTCTGTGGCTCGTTAAGAGCACACGGTAATCAGATAGCACAGCAGCGAGAGATGTTAGTTAATCGCTGGTATGACAACAATAAATCTGATTGGTTACTCTGGCTTGACTCGGACATTATGATTACTCCAGAAAAGTTTTTAAAACTCTGGAATCGTAGAGATGCTAAAGATATACCGTTGCTTACTGGTGTTTACTTTACAAGTAACGAACCAGAGCAACCATTGATGAAGCCATTAGCAACTGTATATGAGTTTGCTCAGGCTGAGTTTGGTATTGGGATTAGAAGGCTAGACCCACTACCAAAAAATACCTTTATGAAAGTAAGCGCGGCTGGTATGGGATTTTGCCTGATGCACCGTAGCGTAATAACAAGAATTAAAGAAGCGCTGCCAAATGTTCCGTTCTTTACAGAGGTGGGTGCTAACAAGCAGTTCACTGGTGAAGACATTTATTTCTTTGCAGTAGTAAACAAAGCAGAGATTCCACTTTGGTGTGACACTGGTGCAACCGTGGGACATATGAAACGATTCAATATGGACGAAAACTACTATGACGCTTTTGGTAGGGGTAAAGGTTATGCAGACTAAATATCCTAATTGGTTTGAAATGACTGCAAAGCAAAACTTTGAGTCACAACTACTACCGCTTGCCGGCAAGTTTGGTCTAAGGTTTTTGCAAATCGGCGCTTTTACAGGCGATGCATCTGTCTGGCTAGTAGATAATGTACTTGTCACAAAGAACTCTGTGCTAGAGGACGTAGATATCTGGACTGGTTCGGATGAGACAGAGCACAAAGAGATGAACTGGTTAGACGTAGAACGTGTATACGATTCACGGATTGCTTTCCGTCCCAATGTAATTAAGTACAAGATGGATAGCAAAGAGTTTCTTCGCTCTGTTGAAGAACCAACGTATGATTTTATCTATATAGATGGAGATCACACCGCAGAAGGTGTGCTACAAGATGCTGTGCTTGCTTGGAGATTACTCAAGCCAGGTGGGATTATGGCATTTGATGACTATCTATGGGAAGACCCTAGAGGTATCCAGTTCCAGCCAGGCTGGTCAATAGATACCTTTGTGGGAGCAGTCAAAGAAGAATCAGAAGTTTTACTATCAAACTCTCAAGTATGGCTAAGGAAAAATAATGACAGCAGCCTGGACACGTAAAGAGGGCAAGAACCCTAAAGGCGGACTTAATGCCAAGGGCAGGGCATCTTATACTGGTGGCACGCTAAGAGCCCCTGTAAAGTCTGGAGATAACCCGCGTAGGGCATCTTTCTTGGCACGCATGGGCAGTATGCCAGGACCAGAACGCAAACCAAACGGTGAGCCAACAAGATTACTTTTATCCCTACAGGCTTGGGGTGCATCTTCTAAGGCTGATGCAAAAGCAAAGGCTGCTGCTATATCTAAAAGAAACCAAAGGAAAATAAAATGACAAACAGAAACAGTGCAGGTATTAGCGGTTCTGGTGGCAGAAACGTTGCAAAAATTTACAAGCCAGAAGGCCCAAGTAATTATAATCCAAATACTTCATATAAATTCCCAATGACACATAGTCAATCAATAGCATTTGGCAAATTAGCACGCAGTCCTAAGACTGCTGATACGCTTTTTACTCTTCCTAAAGGTGCAAAAAATTTACCTGATAAAGAAACAAAACAAATGCAGGCACGTAGAATTGCTGACCGCAAGCGTACATTAGCCCGCGCTGAATCAATTATTCGTCGTACTCGTTAAATAATTTTTTCCTTTAATCGTTAGGACGACAATGAAAAAGAAAGCCAAATCTAAAGTCAACGCTGCTGGTAACTATACCAAACCTGGTATGCGTGCTTCTCTGTTTAAGAAAATTAAGGCTGGCTCTAAGGGCGGAGACCCTGGGGAATGGTCTGCTCGCAAGGCTCAACTACTAGCAGTTCAATATAAAAAGGCAGGCGGAGGTTACAAGTAATGGCGCTTGCTAAATCTCAAAAGTCTTTAAAGGATTGGACTGGACAGAAGTGGAAAACTTCTGATGGCAAACCATCAAGAGGAAAAAAAAGATATTTACCTGCTGCTGCTTGGGCTTCTTTAAGCGCATCAGAAAAAGCAGCAACTAATAAAGCCAAGGCTAGGGGCAATGCCAAAGGTAAACAATTTGTAAAACAACCTAAATCAATTGCAAAGAAAACGGCAGGTTATAGATAATGGCACTAGGTAAAGATGGTAGCAGTCTAACTGCAGAACTTAATCGCCTTGCTGGTACAACTGGCAAAGCAGACCAAGGTGCAGCAAACACTTATGCCAGTACATCTGGTCTAGGAGTTCTTGCAGCACTTAACATCAAGGCTAGCGCAACACGTCAACCTTCTGCATACAAAGGTCTTAATGCTGTCTGTAATGAACTTGCCTCTACTACTGGTAAGTCTGCAATCGCTGCGCTAAGGAGCATAAACGTATAATGACTACTCTAACGGATATGATTAATGAAGTATCAATGAACCTTTCAGGTTATACACTTCAACAAGACCGTGCTACCCACATCACAGCCAACGTAGCAGCAACCGCCTCAACCATTGCTGCACCTATTACTCTATCCCTTGCATCTACCGATAGCGTAGGTAAAGGTATTGTTGAGATTGATGAAGAACTATTCTGGGTAGATAACTATGACCGGGTTGGTAACACAGCAACTATTGCTCCTTATGGTCGAGCATATCTAGGTACTACCCTTGCTGCACACACAGCAGGTACTAAGGTTACTATTGCTCCTACTTTCCCTCGTTTTGCAATTAAGCGAGCAATTAACGATACTATCAACGCTATTAATTCATCTATTTTTGCAGCCAAGACAACTACTATTACATCTAACGCTGCAGTTGCAGCCTTTAGATTGCCTACTACTGGTACTACATTAAATATTACTAAAATTCTTAGTATTGCATATCAAACGCTAGGTGCAAGCAAAGAGTGGACTCCTATTCGTTCTTACCGTTTTGACGGTAATGCTAACTCAACTGCATTTACTAGCGGTCAGACTGTATCTATTTATGATTATATTCCTTCGGGACGTACTATCCAGATCGTGTATGCTACCGACCCAACTCCGTTTACTGCTAACTCAGATGTATTTACAGACACTACTGGATTACCAGAGTCCTGCAAAGACCTAATCGTTCTTGGTGCTATCTACCGTCTGCTATCTAATCTTGACCCAGCACGTGCATCAATGGTTAGCCCACAGGCAGATGAGACAGACTCCAAGCGTCCATACGGTTCATCTCAATCTCTTACCAAGCAAGTTTACGCTTTGTTTAATCAACGATTAAATGAAGAAGTTAGAAACCAGCAAGACAAATATCCTATCCGTGTCCATTATTCTCTTTGATAGGCAGATAAATGACAACTAGAAAATACTCATCCAGAGCACAACAGACCACACTAACTAGCGGTATTACCTCTGGTGATACAACTATGACCGTAGGTTCTGGTGCTAACCTTATGGGTGGCAAAACACCCGCAGTAGGTGAAACCTACACAATTGTTATTGACCCTGATACCGCTCTTGAAGAAATTGTAGATGTAAGTAACTACGCATCTGGTAACACACTTACCATTGCTAGAGGCATTGATGGCTCTACTGCAGTAGCCCACTCTGCTGGTGCCGTTGTCCGACATATGGTTATTGGTCGTGACCTAACTGAGGCTAACACACACATTGAGAATACAACTACAGCACACGGTATTACTCTTGCTAACATAGTCCAGACTGGTACTACTGGCACAGTAACAAGCACAATGATTCTTGACGGAACTATTCTTAACGCCGATGTCAATGCTTCTGCTGCTATTGCTTATAGCAAGTTAGCCCTTGCAGGAACTATTACATCTGCTGATATTGCTAACGATACTATTGTTAATGCAGATATTAATACTGCTGCAGGTATTGCACTTAGCAAATTAGCAACCGACCCATTAGCCCGCGCCAACCATACTGGTACTCAATTAGCAGCAACTGTCTCAGACTTTGATACACAGGTTCGTACATCTCGTCTAGACCAAATGACTGCACCAAGCGCTGCGGTGTCGGTAAACAGTCAGAAAATTACAAATCTTGATACACCAACCGCATCAGCAGATGCAGCAAATAAAGGTTATGTAGATACACAGATTACCGCCTTAATTGGTGGCGCTCCTGGAACACTTGACACTCTTGATGAAATTGCTGCTGCTATCAATGATAGCGGTTCATTTGCTACATCTGTAGTACTGCGCGATGGCACACAGGCTATGACTGGCGCTCTTGCAATGGGAACTAACAAAATTACAGGACTTGGAACACCTACTGTATCTACTGACGCAACCACTAAAGGTTACGTAGATGGCATTACAACTGCACCTAGCAACTTGACTGGCGTTATTACATCTGTTGGTCCAGCAACCTCTATAGCCTCTCAAACAGGTACTGGTACTAAGTTTGTAGTAGATACCAGTCCAACTCTTGTAACCCCTGTACTTGGTGTGGCTACAGCCACATCTATTAATGGAACATCTATTCCGTCAACTAAGACTTTGGTGGTGACTACAGATAAACTATCCATTCTTGCCGCTACAACCTCAGCGGAACTTGCTGGAGTTATCTCTGATGAGACTGGAACTGGCGCTCTTGTTTTTGGAACTAGCCCTACTATTGCAACTCCAGTAATATCTAGTCCTAAAATTTCTAGCACTTATAGTGCTAAGACTGCTGCATATACATTTGCATCTGGTGATGAAGGTCAGTTGTTCTCAATGAACAACGCTGCTACTCAGCAGTTTAATATTCCAACAGATGCCACATTCAACTTTGCAGTAGGTACAGAGATTAACGTCTTCTGGATTACTGGTGCAGGTCAACCTACTATCGGTGCTGTAACTCCTGGAACTACAACTGTAATTTCAACTGGTGCTACCAGTGCAACTCCTAAACTACGTGTAGTCAACTCTGGTGCAACCTGCAAGAAGATTGCAGCCAACTCTTGGATTATTTTTGGAGACCTTGCCTAATGCCAATTCTAGGAATTATGGCTTCATCTATGCAGGGAGCGGTAGGCGATTATGAGTCTATTGCTACTGCAAACGGTACAGGCTCAAGTGGCACTATTACATTCTCTTCAATCCCTGCAACCTATAAACATCTGCAGATTAGATATATTGGACGCAACTCGGCAACAGGTGCCACCCTTGCCACTTTGAGAATGAGAATAAACGGATACACATCAACCTATCCTTTACACAGATTATCTGGCAATGGTTCTACTGTTGCTGCTTACGGTAGTACCGCCGAAGTTTACATTCAAGACATTGCGTCAATGTCAACTAACTTAGCAGCAGCCTCTATTTATGGCGCTGGTATTATTGACATTCTAGATTATGCAGATACTAATAAATATAAAACTGTACGTTCATTAAGTGGAACTGACCTTAATGGCTCTGGTGAAATATATTTAGGCTCAGGTTTATATCAACAGACTACGGCTATCTCCTCAATGACTTTGGAAGCCAACGGCGTAAACTGGCTTACTAACTCCACTTTTGCACTATACGGGATTAAGGGGTAAATAAATGGCTACAACTTATGAACCGATAGCGACTACAACGCTTGGCAGCGCAGCAAGTAGTGTTACCTTCTCAAGCATTTCTGGTACTTACACCGATTTAGTGTTGGTTTCTGTGCCGATAGTCACCGCAGCCACCACCTTTGCGGTGCGCTTTAATAGCGACAGCACTGCTTTATATTCAGCAACTATTTTAGAAGGTAACGGAACGAGTGCGGCATCTACTCGCGTATCTGCCCAAACTGAAATCCGTATTTCCTACGTTGCAACTTCTCGGACAACTAATACATCAAATATAATTACACAGATACAAAACTATTCTAATGCTACAACTTATAAAACTTTGCTTAGTAGGGATAACGCAGCCAGCGATGGCACAGGTGCAATAGTTGGACTATGGCGCAGCACTGCGGCAATTACAAGCCTAACTATTATTCCTCTAACTGGGGGTTCTATCATAAATACTGGCTCAATCTTTACCCTATACGGAATTAAGGCGGCATAATGGCTAACACTTATGTAAAGATTGCATCCGTCACTGTTGGTTCAGGCGGTGCGGCAACTATGGAGTTTACTAGCATCCCTGCAACTTACACAGACTTGCTTGTTAAGGTTTCTGGTCGGACAAATAACGCAGCGACAAGCGACAGCGTTTTGTTTTATTTTAATGGTCTTACAACAAATCAAACTATGAGGCGCTTACAAGGTGACGGTTCAGTTGCTTCATCTTCAACATCAACAGCAAGTCAATTCGTTGTCGTTGGTGCTACGGCAACTGCTAGCACTTTCGGTAACGCTGAAATCTATGTGCCAAATTATGCAGGCTCAACCAATAAATCTTTCTCAATAGATGCTGTGCGCGAGGACAATACAACCGTTACGAATACGCAAATGTGGGCAGGATTATGGTCATCTAGTGCAGCAATAACTCAGATAACTATTGCTGGTCAGTCTACCAATTTTGTTCAGTATTCAACCGCAACCCTTTACGGCATCAAATCATCCTAAGGAGAATAAAATGGCAGACACAAAGATAATCGTAGATTGCTCTACGGGTATTACAACTGAGGTAGAACTAACCGCAGCAGAAATAGAACAGCGTGCAGTTGACGCTGCAGAATATGCGGCACGCAAGGCAGAAGAAGAAGCAGCAGCAGATGCAGCAGCAGCAGCCAAGGCATCAGCACAGGCAAAGTTGGCAGCACTCGGCCTAACTGCTGACGAAATTGCAGCACTGTCTAACTGAAGACATCTTCCCGTTAGCGCGGGATATAGATGATGCAATAGATGAAGCAGAAGAACAAATATACTAAGGAGATACGGTGGCAACTAGAGATATAACCGAAGGTAGAGGTTCTGCAACCGCAAACATAGGTCGTTCTATTGCTATTGACTTAGGTATTGTTTCATCTACTTCTACTTGGCAGAACACCAATGAAGCATATGATGTAGCCGTTGGCGGCTTGCCGTTCTTCTATGCTATTAGTGATTCTCGTCCATATGTCCGTCAGACTGCACCGTTTAATAAAGAACAACAAGATACAAGTGCTGAACCAGGTGAGCAATCGCTTACTGGTTGGTGGCTAAGAAGCCAGTCTTCTTTCCATAATGGCACAGGTATTAAGTTCTATGATCCATCTGCAGGTGAAACAGTTGCTCACCGCTTTACTGACTCAGACAATGTAGATGTGTGGACTAAGGGGCAGGTAACTCTGCTCAAAGAAACAGCCAATATGACTGGTGTTACTAGTGGTATCTATAAACTTATCTCTGTTGTAGATGGTTCAACTGATAAACTTGTTGCTTGGACACCAGCAAATACAACTATTAAAAATTATACTGCTGGTGGAACCGCTGTTACATACAGTGATGTAGTTACTGCTGGCTTAGATACAGCAACACTTGCTATTGCAACTGATGGAGCACACTTATTTGTTGCTGACAACGACCATATCTACTCAGGTGAAATTGCAACACCTACTACTGGGTACACGGAATACTATGCAACTGGTAGTGCACGAGTAGTAATGGCTTGGGTCAAACAACGCCTTGTTGCTGGTGTTGGTGCTGGTATCTATGAATTAACTGGCACTAAGGGCACATCACGTGCCTTGCCTACAGCAACCTACACACACCCTAATGCTGATTGGGTCTGGTCATCTATTTCTGAAGGTGGCTCTGCCATCTATGCGGCTGGTTATCTTGGTGGTAACTCCGCCATCTACAAGTTTGTTCTATCTACTGCTGGTGTTATGCCTACCCTGACATCAGGAATTGTGGCAGCAAAACTTCCTATTGGCGAAATAGTTTACAAGATTGAATCTTACCTTAATTACCTAATGATTGGTACTAATAAAGGTATGCGTGTGGCTGCTATTTCAGATACCACTGGTGACTTACAATACGGTCCACTTATATTTGAAGACACTAATGGTGTCCGTGATTTCACTTTTCGTGATAAGTATGTCTGGGCTGCAGGTACAGTCAATGGTTGCGCTGGTTTATACCGTGTTGACCTAGGTACAGAGATTGAATCTTTACGTTTTGCTTATGCTAAAGATGCTTACCTTAGCACTGCTGCTGGCTATGCTACTAGTGTAGATTTTGTAGGCAATACCAACCAGATAGCCTTTACTACATCAGGTAGCCACGGCATAGCCATTCAATCAACTACAGTCTTGTCAACATCTGGTTCCATAACTACAGGTAAGATTAGATTCTCTACCCTAGAACCTAAGAATTATAAACGTCTTATTGCTCGTGGGTCATTTACATCTGGCACGCTTACACTGTCATCTCTTGCTACAACTGCGGGTGGCTCCGATACCCAATATGACCACATAGGTTATAACTCTGGTGTAGACCCAGTAGAAATAACTACCACTCAGCCTGAAGTAGCACAAGAGTTCCTTGCCTATAAGTTTACATTTGACCGTGATGCTACAGATACTACTGCTGGTCCGACCTTTAAAGGCTATCAGGCTAAGGCAACCATTGCTACTCCGCGTCAACGTATCATTCAGTTTCCTGTTTATTGCTTTGACATAGAAACTGACAGGTTTAATACTGTAGTTGGATTTGAAGGCAGAGCCTTTGAGCGTATCAAACTATTAGAAGAAATTGAAAAAACAGGTGACGTGCTTACTTGGCAAGACCTGACAACAGGAGAATCACAACAAGCAGTAATACAGCAAGTTACATTTAGTCGTATGACTCCACCGGATAAGCGCTTTGATGGCTTTGGTGGGGTTATAGAGATAACTATCAGAACGGTATAACACAATGACACTACAGGATTGGGCTGCATTTGCACTATCAATTACATCTTTAGTAGGAGCATTTGCACTTATGATTCGTTGGATGGTTAAACACTATCTAATTGAACTTAAAAATAACGGGGGATCATCAGTTAAAGACCAAGTTGAAAGGTTGGAATCCCGCGTTGACCAAATTTACCTCCTTCTTTGCGAAAGAGACAAGTAGAAAATTAAGTGTTTTACTTCTAGTATTTGGCACATCTTTTTTATTAAATCCCTCTGCTAGCGCAGTTGCACCAGAGTTAATGGTTAGAAATGTAACAATCATCTGCGCTAACACTGCTGGTGAAACATACACAGCAAATACAGGTTGGGATGCAGACAACTCTTATTTCAATGGTAAAGGCGACATAGCAAGATTATTTTGCGAAGGTGGCTTTATTGGTCAATGGACTATCTATGTAAGTGATAACTACACAGGCGTTGGAAGATACTATAACGGTATAAATCCTAATCCTGCTCCTACTCCAGAACCAACCCCTAGTCCTTCTCCCACTCCAGAACCAAGTCCTTCTCCAACTCCAAGTGAGACTGCAACACCTGTAGTTGAGACAGTAACTCCTGTTTTAACGCCTTCTCCCGAACCTGAGCCATCGCCCAGCCCAGAAGAAACCCAAACAGTAACCATAATAGAAACATCTACTCCTCTTTCCGAGACTTCAACTGCTCCTTCTGAACCCGTTCCAACCGAACCTCAGCCAGAACCAGTAGTAATAATCCAGCCCCAGCCAGTAGTGGTACCGCCACCACCAGAAATTGTTGAACCATCACCTACTCCTGAACCTGAGCCTGAGGTTGCTCCCGAACCCGTTCCTGTTGAAGATCCCAGCCCAGAGCCTGTCCCCGAGCCTGATCCCATTCCTGAACCTGAGCCACTGCCAGACCCAGCACCTGAACCTGCTCCTGAGCCAGAACCCGAAGTCGCTCCTGAGCCTGTTCCAGAGCCTGAATTAATTCCTGAGCCAGCACCCGAACCTCCTGCTGTAGAAGAACCTGCGCCAGAGATAGCGCCTGAGCCTCCTATGGTAGCAGATGAAAACGCTACAGAGGAAGAGAAGGCTGAAGTTGCTGAAGCGATTATTGAAGCAGCACATGGCGAACCAGTAACAGCAGAAGCAATTGCAGATGCTGGACTTACTTATGCAGACCTGCCTCCAGAGACTCCTGTTGAGGTACGCCAAGACGAAGATGGTAACGAAGTAGTTATCACAGCCGAGGTAGCAGCAGCACTTGTGGTGCTTGAAAACCCAGCAGCCCTTGTGGCTGCAATCTTTACTGACCCGGGACAAGCCTTGCTTGCTATTGCAAGTATCGGTGCTGATATGTCAGATGAAGAAAGAACAGAATCAGAAAAAATTATTGTCGCATCAGTTATTGCTGGACAGGCTGCAGTTAACGCAGCAGGTATGGCAGGAGCAGCAGCCTATAGGAGAAAACCATGAAGATACTAAGAGATATGGCTGAACAACTATGGACGCTACTCGGCATGTTTATTGCTTGGGTAGTCCTTGATGGTTCAGCAAAAACTGTAGTCGGTTATGCAATCGGCGGAACATTAATTGCATGGGCTATTACTTACCCACTACGTAACGGAGACGACAAATGACAGTTGAACACAGCCAAAATGGTTGGGTAGCATCTAAAGATAAAGAAGCAATTAACATTAAACATTTCCCGGTTGCTGGAACAAAGATTAGATTACAGTGCAACGAGATATGTGGTCCAGTATTAGCAGCATTTGCCGCTGAATTTCATACAACCGTAGAACCCCTTGAAGAAGGGGTCTTTGATGACTGGTCATATGCATACCGTCAAGTTCGTGGTAAGACAGAAGACTTATCTAACCACTCATCTGGTACTGCTATTGATCTAAATGCTGTCAAGCATCCGCTTGGTAAAGAGAATACTTTTACTGAGGCTCAACGTAAGACATTAGATATTCTTTGCAAGAAGTATGGGCTACGCGCTGGCTATACCTATAAGACTCGCAAAGATGATATGCATTTTGAGATAGTAGAAACACCTGAACAGGTAAAAGCACGTGTAATTAAGATGAAACTAAAGTAAAGGACTCCCTAATGAATCAAGAACAGATTAAGCAAATTGCTCTTTCGTACCTACGCTCAGCAGCCGCTGTTGCCCTAGGACTTTATATGACTGGCGTTCACGACCCTAAGACACTGGCTTCTGCCTTTGTAGCAGGTCTTGTAGGCCCAATCCTCAAGGCGCTAGACAGATCAGCACCTGAGTTCGGCCTCAAGAAGTAGCCATTTAAGGCCCATAGCAGCCCAATAGAGACAAGGAAACCCCCTACCTAAGTAGAAATACTCAGGCTAGGGGGTCTTTTTCTCTTTTACCCACCCGTAGAGTAAAAGCCAGTACCCCTGAACTGTACTGCAGGTGCAGAGTACACCCTTGTAGAGTTCATAGTACACTTTGGACAGGTTATTTCTGTCTCACGTTCCCTATAGGAACGGGTGATTTCAAAGGTATGTTCGCATCCATTACATTTATACTCGTAGGTAGGCAAGGTTATCTCCCTGCTGGGTTGCAGTAGCAACTCCAACACTCATAGGTGATATCGTCGATGATGTGGAAAGCATCTTCTTCGGTATTGATTATCTTGTCGCATGACTGGCATTCATGGGTTTCAATCATTAGTTGTACTCCTTCGGATTGCGAGAACCATAGCACATGTGTTATTCTCGCGCTGCGGGTAACCGTGGGGCAGAAACTTCAATCGACGGGTGACGGGCATAAGCCTAATCCATCGCCTCCCTGAACCACCATAATTTTTTATGGGGGGTAGGGGGGCATTTCTTTATCTTAGGGTTCAGGGCAGTTCCGCCCACATCTCAAGACAAGGTGTGCTATGCTTGCTCCATGAATCAATTACCAGAACATATATCCTATTCCTCTCTAACCACTTGGCAAGAATGCGGTTGGAAATATTATCTTACTAAAATTGAAGGCGAAGAAGAAGATCATGCCGTTTGGTTTACTGGCGGTTCTGCCGTCCACAAGGCTACTGAGGTCTATGATCTTGAAGGCGGCGATGCTGAAAGCATTTGGAACAAAGTATGGTTTGAACAAGTAGCCGAAGATGAACACATCAATGGTGATATGAATACTTGGCAATTCGCCAAGCGAGAAGACATGTCATGGTGGTATGGTGAAGGTCTATGGATGCTTGATAAGTGGATAGCATTTCGTAACAATGGATGGAATGTTTATGAAGATTTTGTTGAAAAGCAATATGAAATACCGATAGAAAATACCGTGGTCAAAATGGCTATTGACCGCGTTATGACTGATTTCGAGGGGAATCGGGTGCTCCTCGACATCAAAACCGGTGCGTCATCTCAGAGGCATCCCTTGCAACTTGCGGTCTACGCTTGGGCTCTTGAGAAGCAAGGAGTTACTGTCGACAAGGCAGGCTTCTGGGATGCACGCACTGGTAACATTTCGTTATGGAACCTTTCTAATTTACATTCAGAACGCATTGAAGATATGCTCAATACCTTTGATAAGGCTCGTAAAGATTCTATCTTCTTGCCTAACCTATCCAACTGTGGACGTTGTGGTGTAATGTCTGCCTGCAAGTATGTCAATTCAAGAGTACAATAGAGTTCAACTACAAACAAAGGAGCAAGAGATGACTGGAAATTTCCAAGTCAGTAGCAAACTCAACGATGGTCGAATCTTCGTTGTTTCCTCAGAAACCTTCACGGGGTTTTGTGAGGCGTTAGAGCAGGTAACAGGAATCGAAGAGTCACAAGATGTACTCAAGACGATGGCTACTTCTCTTTTAGGAGCACCACAAAGCGCAGTACAAGCAGTAAATAATATCCGCGAAGCCTTTGGCAACGTGGTTATCGACCATACTGCACATCCAACACAAACAAACACATCTGGCCCTTCGGGTAAAACCTGTAAGCATGGCCCGATGACACCACGCACAGGCAGCGGTGCCAAGGGTCCTTGGAAGGCATACATGTGTCCTTCTCCAAAGGGAACTCCTGACCAATGTGAACCTGAATGGCTTCGCCGTGGCGAGCCAGCATGGAATAGTTTCTAAGACATGAGAACACTTGCCCGCGCAGTAGGTAGTAAAGACATAGGTGGCGAACCGCTACCAACTGTTTTTCGTACCTTTGAAGTGAACAAAGTTGTTATCCGCAGAGCGGAAGTATCTATGATCGCTGGTACTCCTGGTGCGGGCAAGTCAACTCTTGCCTTGGCAATTGCATTGCGTTCTAAGGTGCCGACACTCTATGTCAGCGCTGATACAAATGCACATACTATGGCTATGCGCTTGCTATCAATGATTACTGGCAAGCCTCAGTCAGAAGCAGAGATGCTTCTTGAATCTGAGGTTGCAACATCTCGTCAATTAATTAACGAAAACTCAGGGCATATCTTTTGGTCGTTTGAATCTTCACCTACATTGGTGGATTTAGACCAAGAGGTACTTGCCTTTGAGGAATTATGGGGTTGTTCTCCCACGCTTATTGTTGTTGATAACCTGATGGATATTGCCAATGATGGTGGGGAAGAATTTGCCAACATGCGTTCAACCTTGAAAGAACTCAAGTATTTAGCACGTGATACTAATGCTGCAGTGCTAGTGCTACATCATACCAAAGAATCATATAGCGGCAATCCATGTCAGCCACGCTCTGCGTTGCAGGGAATGGTTGCACAATTGCCAGCGTTAATATGTACTATCGGAACTAACGCACCGGGCTATATAGCAATAGCCCCTGTTAAGAACCGATACGGCAAAGCCGACCCGTCAGGGGATACGGCTTATTGGTTGCAGTTTAATCCAGAAATTATGGATGTCTCCGACATACCTGAAAGGGCATAAGATGACTACATCACCATGGATAGAACCTGATTCACCTGATTGGGATACTTTCCCATATAGTGATGATGATGAAGACGATGACTAAAGATATATATGATTTATACCCAGATTATACAAGGGCGATGGATATCCGTGGTGAACCAACCTCGGTATGCATCTGTGGATGTTTCATTTGGAATTTAAAAGTATCGTTCGATGAGGACGGTACTATCGGAATGTATTTCAGAGATATGGAGTGTGTTGACTGTGGAACACGGGCAACTGCACCAATTGAGGAGTAATAATGAAACAACTGAAACTGTACGCTTGGCTAATGTCCACTATAGTTTTTGTGGGAACTTTGCCACACACTGCGAGTGCAATACTTATCAAACCTATTACGGAGAAGAAAGAGAAGGTTCCACCATGCGAACCGAGCATTTCTTATATGAAGAAAGCAGCCAAACAAATAGCCAGAGGGAAAGTTTTGGCTACGTACCAAAGCAACTATGAGTGGAAAGCACTCTTTAAGTTATGGGATCGAGAATCTCGTTGGGATTATACAGCAAATAACCCACGATCTAGCGCATTCGGCATTCCCCAGATGCTGACAATGCCTGAGAACACCCCCATGATTAAACAAATTGATTTAGGATTAAAATATATTAAGCATCGTTATGGTTCTCCTTCAAGAGCCTTAGCCTTTCACAATTCAAATGGGTGGTACTAATTGTCTAATCCAGCCAAAGCCAAGGGTTCCAAGGCTGAAAGAGATGTCGTCAATTATCTTATTGAGAATGGTTTCCCATACGCCGAAAGGCGTTTAGCAGGGGCACAAGAAGATAAGGGCGACATCGCTGGAGTCAATGGTGTGTGCATAGAAGTCAAAGATCATGCTAAGATGGCCCTATCGGGTTGGATAGAGGAGATGATACTTGAAACCAAACACGCAAAAGCATGGACTGGTGTGGTTATTCACAAGCGTAAAGGGAAAAGTTCTCCTGCTGATTGGTATGCTAGTATGCCTGTATCTATCTGGCTTGAATTACTCAAGAAAGTTACTTAAAGATGAGAGATAACCCTAACATTGCTGGCATATTAGAGCATTATGGTGCGCTAGTACCTACTCGCCGTGGGTGGGCTAAGATGAAGTGCCCGTTTCATAATGATTCTCACGCTTCCTCTGCAGTCAATTTAGATGAAAATATATTTAAGTGCCATGGCTGTAACTATAAAGGCAACGGATATGCTATCATTATGCTCAAAGAAGGAGTTAATTTTCATGAAGCAATTACAATCGCACAGGGAATCGCTGACTCACGCGGCGAAGTACTACCACAGCGCCCTGCACGAGGCGGAAGACTATCTCGCAGAACGCGGTATAACTATGGAACAAGCGACGAAAGTTCGCTTGGGCGTCGTGCTAGAGCCGTTAACGGGACATGAAGCATACATCAATCGGCTATCTATCCCGTATATCACTAGGTCGGGTGTGGTTGATTTACGGTTTAGGTCATTGGACTTATCGGAACCGAAGTATATGGGTATGGCCGGTGCGTCTACACATCTCTACAACGTCTCGGCGTTCTTTAGGGCGACAACATACATTTGCATTTGCGAAGGTGAGATTGACACGATTACGCTCGATGTTAGTTGTAATATACCTGCCGTGGGGGTTCCAGGCGTGAACAATTGGAAGAAACATTACTCAAGATTATTAGGTGACTTTGATAAAGTATTTCTTTTTGCTGATGGCGACAACGCTGGTGCTGAGTTTGGTAAAACTCTTTCGAGAGAATTAGGCAACTTAGTAGTAGTGCAGATGCCTGATGGCGAAGATGTTAATTCAATGTATCGAATCCACGGTGCAGAGTACTTTAGGAATAAGATTGCGAGTGTGCACTAATGTTAATGCCAGAAGAAGGACACTTTGATTGCACAGAGACTGACTGTAATTTTAGTACTTGTGATCTGTTTGAGTTCATGTACCACTGCGGTGTTGAATACAAGTGGGCAGTGCGTTTAGATAAACGATACTCATTTGACTTATTTGAATTCCTGCAGATACTTAACGATATTGTAGATGCTGGCGATTTAGATGCAGCGTATGACCATATCCAAAGTGCTACATTATTGATGGTAAACGCTAGCGGAGATGACTTACACAAGTTTATTGAGGAAGCAGTTGTTCGATCTGAAATGGATAATGTCATGGCTGGCGTAGAAGGGTTGCTCAAAGAAAATGAATGAGCCAAGTAAATTTGATTTAGATGTATGGGAAACAATGGATTCACTTGCTGAATTACTATTGAGCAAACACCGGGATTACGGCCCAAAGAATATTTCACTATCGCCAGGTGGTCCGCTTAACGGATTACGTGTGCGCATGTGGGATAAATTAGCACGCATAAATAATTTAACTGAAACAAACAATGACCCAAAGCACGAATCCCTTGAGGATTCCTTCAAGGATATGGCAAACTATGCAATCATTGGATTGCTAGTGTTACAAGAAAAGTGGCCTCAAGAATGAAAAAGATATTTGGACCTTATAAAGGGAGCAAGCAAAATGGCGGAAGACCAATCTATGTTTTTAAGCGAAGAGGAAAAGACGGAAGTGTTGAAACTACTTCAAGCAATAAGGCACGGGTTGATTACGAGAAGAAAACAGGAAAATCCCTACCGCGTACCACCGACGTTGACCATAAAGATAACGGCGGAAGGGCCGGACGAGACGGACGTGGCAATCTGCAAACAATGTCTCACTCAGCAAATGTTGCCAAAGAAAACAAACGACGCGCCGTTAAAAAGATTGCGCCTAAGAAAAAAATTATAAAGAAAGCGGTTAAAAAGAAATCATGAAAACTATAGTTTGCATTTCCGATCTTCAAGTACCGTACCACGATGTAGAAGCAGTCAAAGCAATTGCTAAGTTTATCAAGGCATACCAGCCAGATACTGTTGTCTCATGTGGTGATGAGATGGATATGCAGACCATCAGTAAGTGGAGCAAAGGCACAGAGTTAGAGTTTGAACGCTCCATGGGTCGTGACCGCGATCTTACCAAGCAAGTGCTCTATGACTTAACCGTTGAGCATATGGTGCGTAGTAACCACACAGATAGATTATTTAACACCGTAATGATGAGAGCGCCAGGATTACTGGGATTACCCGAGTTAGAGTTAGAAAATTTTTTAGGTTTGAAAGAACTTGGAATTCAATACCACAAAGACCCATATGAATTGGCGCCTGGGTGGTTATTGATGCATGGGGATGAGGGAAATGTTCAGCCAACTGCTGGCGCTACGGCGTTAGGATTGGCTAAACGTTCAGGTATGTCTGTGGTGTGTGGACACACACATCGCATGGGACTTACTCACCACACACAGACTTATCGTGGTGGTAAGCCTAAAACCATCTGGGGCATGGAATTAGGCAACCTGATGAATTACAACAACGCGAAGTATATCAAGGCTGGGTTGTTTACTTGGCAGCAGGGCTTTGGTATACTTCACGTTGATGGTAAGACAGTAGTACCTCAGATCGTACCCATTATAAACAATTCATTTACCGTGGAAGGCAAAACTTGGAAGTGGTAATTGAACAGTACGATAATTTAGTAGCAAATATTGCTTATGAGTTTGGGCGTAAGTTTCAGATGGTGGAAGCCAATGATATACGCCAAGAGTTGTGGGTATGGTTTCTTGAGCATCCTAACAAGGTCAAGACATGGGAAAGCCTAGATGGCAAGCAGGCTACCAAACTAATAGCACGCTCACTTCGCAATTGCGCTAAGGATTACTGTCAGAAAGAGAAGGCTGCGCGTGTGGGTTACCGGGTAGAAGATAACTATTACTACGATAAAGAACTCGTTGAAATGTTGTTGCCTGCTGTGTTGCGTGGTGACATGGTAGCCCCTGCACTAACTGAAATGGGCTATCAATCTACTAAAAAGGTAGCCTCCGAAGGTGGCAACTGGTTTGCTATGGTAGGAGATATTAACCTAGCACTTCATAAGTTAACCAGCGAACAGTACTATGTGATATGCTTGCGCTTTGAAGAAGGAAACGACAATGCGACCATGGCTAAAGAACTTGAGATATCTGAGGATGCTGCTCGCATGAGAGTTAATCGTGCACTTAATAATTTAATTAACTATCTAGGAGGGGAACGCCCAGTGAAAGAAAGAGATTATCCAACCGAACAATTAAATGACGACGATGTATGTGAGCAGCCCGCGGGCGCGCAAGGAATTGATAACGCATGATATGCGAGGTGTGTTCTCAAGCCGGCAAACTGAACTCAATTAAAGAGTACGCTCATGCAACGGCTATGCATTTAGAGTGCGAGTATGCAAACTGTCCCTGTCAGCACAAGGTAGGCGCAGGATGGCACAGGTAACGACTATGTATGTATGCTCCCAACACAAACCTCGCGCGCGTGTGCGCGCGTCCGTGAGCGTGCCACGCTCAGAATCCTCGCGCGTGTGCGCGCAAGCGTACCACGCTTAGGGCAAAAAAAAAGCCCCTCGCACATGGTGTGTGCGAGAGGCGTGTGGGATTATTTTTTAATGTAGCGTGGGCTTGTATATCGGTACGATATTGGCGTTGATTAACTTATCGCCATGCGATATCGCTTCTTCTAGCGTATCAAAGACACCGTAGACGGCGGTAGTCCCATTAGACGCGTTAGTGATGGTTATGTATCCAAGCAACATCATTGAGTCGCTTGCATACTGCACCTCTATTGTTGTAGTCATGATTTCCTTTCGGGTTAAAGCGCTAACGCAAGCATTGTGCCTACGATAACGATCGTAAAGAACGAAGTCCACACGATAAGTCCAATCGAATCACGCACGCTCATAGCGAAGTAATCGTAATCATCATTATCCATTGCGACCTGCCCTCTGTACATATTCCATAAACGGGCGATAACTGTCTGAGAAACTTTCAGGCTTAATGCCCGACTGTTCCTGTAACTCGCGCCGTTCATGTCTATCTAGTCCAGCCCATATTCCGTGTATGTTATCAAAGCGTAAAGAGTAATCTTTACACTCATCAAAGGCGGGGCATGTGGCACAGATTTTTCTTGCCATCATAGCCTCGGGTGTGCGTGACCATGCTTTAGTGCCACCTACCTCAATAGGAAACCACCACTCAGGATCGTGCTGTGCACATGATGCGTCTTTCATAACTTACCCCCACCTAAAAAGAATACACGAAATGTGCACTCAAACTTATCGCCCGAACAGGGCGACTTTCTATTTGCGCCACACGAAGCACATGGGTACTCTTGTGGATTATCCATATCAAAATCCTTCTTGCGAAGGCTCTTGTATTTAATACGCGTAACCTTAGTGAAAGTGTTCCACTTAAGGCTAACGCGTACCGGTCCGTCTATCTCCCATGAATCATCTATGTGTAGATATTCAGCAGGAAATAGATTTGCGTGTGATGAAAATATACCCTGCTTGGTTTCACGCCAAGCAAGGGTATTCCACTCATATTTTCTTATGCGTGTAACTGTCATGGTTTTACGCTCATGTTTGACCATGCGCAAGTCCGACAGTAATTGCGTACTGCTACATCATGCGAAGGCACCATAAGTGGCATATTGCAATCGTAACAATTACGCGTGAGGTATTTCTGTGTAGTCATAGTGACCTTTCTCTAACGGGAGTTGCCCCGCTAATGTCTGAAATTGCGTGGCTCGCAACATCAGTTGTGCGTGTTTCGTTGTATCTCCCTGCAATAACGCTTGCTCAGCGTCATGCAAGAATAACTCGGCGCGTACCCCATAATAGTACGGAGTTGGTGTACCTGTGCGCTTTACCATGTCCAAGCACCACCTTCCGTAGGATACGGCTTTACCTTGTTCGTTGCTCTTTGATAACACAGGCAATCACCCTTACGGCAATAGCATGAGTAGCATGAGGAACATGTCTCACAGTAATTCGGGTCGCTATCGTACCCAATTTCTACGGCAGTATCGCATACCATGCAGTAGTCACCTGTGTCATTGACGCCGAAGTCAATAGGCTTGACGGAGTACCAACTACGAGCACTAGAAGTGGGTAAGTAACACGAGTCGTTAGACCACCATGTACCTGTGGAGTCTTTAGTGCCCTTGTTCTCGTGTATCAGATAGGCTTGCCATTGAGCGCGTGTGTCTACCGTTAAGATAGCAACCTTAGAACCCGAAGTGAAATCCTCAATGAGGTTCATCACTTGTACATTGTCGAGTGCAGATACACCACCTATAGCAGGTAGCAAATCCTCAGCAAAGATACGCGTGTCACTTCGCATATCTCCTGTTGGCTCAATGATAGGCAGTATGCCATTGTGTGCAAGATAGGTACGCTCATCGCCACCTACCTTAAACGGATGACAGTTATCTACTGTCGTTGAGCCATGCGTGGCAAGTCGAGCGTGCCATAGGGCATACCCTTCGAGATACTTGTTACGCATTTCGATGAAGCGGTTGATCGAAGTGTCGGCGTTCATTGTTCGTTCAGCGTGAATACGATTCTCGCTTGGTATAACAATAGCGAACCCGAATCCGTGTGGATTATTGAGAGCAGAGTTTTCCAATTTCTCTCGTGACGGAATTACATAGGGTGGTACTAGGCATAGCATACACATGTCATATCTCCTTAGTTATCATCATCTGATGGGTCTTGGTCACGAGTGAACGATTCGCTCATGATTAACGCTAGGTTGGGGTACTTGACCGACTCATTTGATACATACGCAGCAAAGCGTAACCAAGATAAGGCGGTGTTATTGCCTGTAACTTTAAGATCGCGAGTGTATTCCACACCAGCAGTTACAAACTCTAACGCAGAAAGTATGCGTTCTTTGCGGAGAGAACCCTTAAAGACGCGTATTTCTATCGTTGCGAAGTTTTCCGTATTAACGGCTGCACAATGTCCGTCTCTAGATTGTCCATGCTTGACCTTAGGTACGAGTTTTCCCTTGTCCGAGAAAGACGCGTAACTATTTGATGGACGCCCAGCAATACGCGCTACTTGTCGCTCATTGTCGTAAATGAGTTTCATGAACCGCAGTTGGTGTGCTTGCATGTGCATGATATCTTGTGGGTTACTATCCCACTCAACCCTACCGCCAAAGGCTTCACGAGATACATGGACATGAAGCCCACAAGTAGTCGTATTCCATGAGCGGTGTCCGCTACTCTTTAACTTCCTTAGTACACTCCACTCAAACTTCTTTTGATAGTACTCAAGCGTGTGTGGGTGTGTGACTATCTCAAATCCGTCATTGAGTGAGCCGTCAGATTTCATGTATGCGTGGTTACCCAGTATGTCTTGTGCTATCTGCGCACCTTCATGGCGTGAAATAGAACGAGCCTCAACCTCTAACTCAAAGCCCATGTGATATGAACCTTCGCCAAAGAATATGGGGTTGGGCTTGTATCCGTAACTGTGGATGATATTATTGCGCTCAACTTCCTCGCAGTAATGGGAGTTACCACTCCAAACATCACTCCCACATTCATCACAGTCGTAGACATTATCACTCACACAGTCGCTACAATATCTCTGACCATTGTATATGCTAGTGTTGTTATCGTGAACAGTATTCTCACAATTCTCACAGTAGGTGAAGTTTGCCTCTCCACCATGCGAATCGTAATAAATCGCACAACACATCTCACAACGCCAGTTACCCTCAACCCTATTAAAACTAGAAAATCGAGCGGTATCAACGGTTGATTCGTTGAGATAGAACGACATGTGTGTGCCCCAACTTCTTTGTTGAGTGCTTGCGTAGGAATCACCGCAGTCCTCACAGTCCTCGCTCATTGCGCAAGTTCTGTGAACCCTGATTTCAGATCCGTCTGCTAAGCGTGAATCAGTTAGTGCCCACCTAACCTCATCTGCATACTCAGGCTTGAGACAAGCAACACAGGTATCAACTGTGCTTACGAAGGGGAAGTCCTCTGCCTTTGGAACAGGTACTTCTTCCATGTCGTTGAAGCGTGTTCTAAGACACCTGATACAGAGTTCAGGAGTCTCAAAGCGTGAGAACACGAATAGAAACTCAGGTGAATTACATCTGTGACACATGCCCACTCCTGTAAGTCCGTATGATTCTGTCATGAGGCTACCTTCTTTTCTCCTGTGCAAAAACCGCAGGTTAGTTGGTGTTTGACCCCAAGGTTATGGAGTATCTGTGCAAGGGGTACTCCGCATGAGCGGAATAGGAGACAAGCGAACTCGTCATCTGTCAAACCAGCCTGCGACTCTGAACGGTTATCCGAGAGGCTCATGACTGCACCGCAAGTGGATGTGCGTAGACTGCGATAGGATTAGGGTTAAGCCCTATCTCTTGTAAGTGTGTGTGCAGTACTGTGTGCACACGGTATAGTTCCAACTTGCTCATTTCTTTTCCTTCTAGTGTGTCGTAATGCTTGCGTAATTCGTTAATTGCTGAATCAAGCGTCATTACATCACGCGGTGTGAACTCCACCGTTTTCACCACGAAATACTCAAAGAGTACGCCTGTGATTTCATCTCGTGCTTCATCTGTAGCAAGAAGTCCTCGCTTGTATTGCTCAAGGACTTTCTCGATTCGTGCTTGTGCGTCCATGCTATTTCCTTTCGGGTAAAAGAAAAATCCTTACCACATACAAGTACAGGTAGGGATTTTTTCTTGGGGTCGGCTTTGACCTTGGAGAAAAGATACCATGGCTCTGAGCAGGACTTTTATTAAAATCCTTCTTCACCCGAATGGGATACATGTGCGTATGTGAGTGAGTGACGACTATGTATGTACCGCGCGTGTGTGGGAGTTGTCTGTGCGTGCATACATGCGTGCCGGTGCGTGCGTGTGCGCCGGTGCGTGCGCATGACGACTATGTATGTACCGCGCGTGGGTATGTTCCGCCCGTAAAAGCGTGCGACACGCCCGACCGCGTGGGTGGGTCTGAGCGTGGGAGCGTGAGCGTGTCCGAGCGTGCGCGAGCGCGTACGAGCGCGAGCGTGTCCAAGCGTGGAAAGAAAATCGCCCAGCGTGGAAAGGAAAGAACCAAGCGCCGAGAGCCGAAAGACCGCCAACACAAACTAAAAGAAAGAAACCAGCGATCCACCGAAGGAAAGAGCCGAGACCTCGAAGGAAACCGAGAGCCCTAAAAAAATTACTCCTCCTCAGCTCCCGGTCTTGCTTTACTCCCCGAAATCGAGCGCCGAAACACTAAAAAAAAAGATTCTCCAAATGCTCGGTATTCCCTCGATGTCATGGTTCAATTCTCCCAGAGGGTCAAACCCCCCTCGGAAAAGCAGGAATATCGTGAAGGAAAAAATGGCAGAGTGGGCGAAAGCAAATTGGGGAAATCTCTCAGAAAAGTCCGCTAAATCAGTAATAAACCGCGTAATCGCAGTAATCGAGAAAAACCCAACAACGCTAAAAAGCGCGCTAGTCGGACTCACTCAAAGCCTGAACGCCCTCGGTTCGAAAGAGGACACAACCGAGCAAGACACCGCCGAAGTGTGGTTCATCTCGGAGTTCATAACCGCCATGCTCATCCCTATCGCCGATCACATTGACGCGATCACCAAAGAAAACGCCAACACAAAAGCAAGCGCCAGCCCTAAGAAGCGCAGCGAAGTTTGGGCAGACTCGAAAGAGGAAGCCCAAGCAATAGCCGAAGCGCAGAAGCCAGCCAAGCCAGCACGCAAGCCACGCGGAGCAGAAGCAGAAGCGCCAGCCCTCGAAGTAGGCTCCGACCTACTGAAAGCCCTCGCGGTACTGAAAAGCGCAGGGTTGATCAAATGACCGCCCTCGACATGCTCGCGGTGATAATCGCGCTAGGCGTATCCATGGCGCTCATTATCACCAGCGCAGTTCAAAACGCACGCTTAACACGCTCGCGCGATATGTGGCGCAACTACGCTATCGAAGCATGTCGCGAGTGTGGGAACACGCGGAGCAGATAGTTAGCCAACACAAAACGAAAGCCCTCACGCATCCAGCGTGGGGGTTTTTTTTTCGCCTC